AAAAAATTGCTAAATATTATCCTAGATATGCAGGATTTCTAAAACATAAAACGACGACAGTTGAAGATCCAGATTCAACTCTAGAAGAAATATTTGGCTTAGTTCTTCTATTACCAGGAGATAAGGTTAGATATACTATTTCAGACCATAATCCAATTACAAACATACCAGGAGATTTTAGTCCTTGGGGTTTAGAGGATGTTAAAAGTGCAGTTGATTCTGATAGAGAAAGAATTGATGATAATATTTCTATCGGTGAATCTTATCTGATTGGATCTGCATTGGCTATTTGTACAAACATATCTACAACTGAATTATGGAGTGAAGGTAATTACAAAGATTTTGATTTTGAAATTACAGAAGTTGGACCAGATAATATTAGTACTTTAGACATGAGAGGTTCATCTATAGGTTTTGAATCTGCACATTCTCCTTGGGAATTAGACGTATTACAAAGAGTAGCTGTTGCTTCTGTTTCTAATAATCGAGAGTGTGATATTACAGAAATAGGTTTAAAGTCAAAGGTTTTTAAACAGATTACTGGCTTTCCTAATGTAAATAGCCATCCTGGAGGTTTTAATTATGATGAACCGTCTGGCACTCTTAAAACTTATCAAGAAGATAACGGTAATATTAGCCTTGGTCCGTTAAATAAATATGTTACCAGATATAGTTTTTTTAGATTACAGGCAAGAAAAGCTGGTACTAATGATGGTTTTGTGACTATAGATGCTGGAAAACCATTTGCTATAAAAGGAAGGACACCACAGTTTCAATATAATTTCATAAGAATTAATCATCCTAAAGATCAATATGAATTTAGATTTGTACCGTATCCTGGTAATTTAATAAAAAAAAGTATTGATAAGAATTTTAATAGCAAAGAAATCCGTCTTTTAAGATCAAATGGAAATTTACAGCAGTTTAAGGTAGATACTGGATTCACTTCTACACCTTTATTAGTATCCTATTCAGGTTTTGATGTGCCTTTAACAGCAGGAGATGTTTCAAATAAAGAGTGGCATATTGGAACTGTTCCTGTTTCAAATTCAGGCACAGGAATTACATCTTTAGCACAAAATTCTTTTGGTAACATTAAATTAGATGGTGACTTGCCATCTGAACCAGATGAAACAAGACTATTTTTAACGGATTATCTTAATAAATCTTATGTAGATTATTATGATAGAACCGATACTTATACTTTCTTCTTTAAAGGTATAAACATTGGTGCTATTAGTGGTGTTCCTTTAGATGAAGCTATTATCTACAAAACTGGAGGAGTAAGATATTCTGTCGGTATATTTCAATACACAGAACCTACTTTTTTCGACGAATCAGATATTCCTTTTGAACTTGATTATTTTGAGATTATCGAACAAACAATTTTATCAGACGATGAGGCTGTTGCTAGAACCTTCACTGTAGATCTTCAAAATATAAACAGTAGTGGTAGTGGTGCTCAAGTAGAAATTGACTTATTAAAATCAGGTGGTGCTATTTGGAGAGTATTTAGAGCTGGATCAGGTTATGAAGCGGGTGATACAGTTAAGATTCCTTTAGTTTCAGATGGAGAAAAAACTTTTCCAGGTCTAGAGACAACAGTTTCTGTCTCAAACCAAAGGCATGTTACAAACCCTTGGCCTGACAATGAAATTGGAAGTGCAGTAACAAATAAAAACATATTACCCTATGGTGCTATTGCTGATTTCATTAGTTTTGAAGCAGAAGTTCCAAGTCACATGGAAGAACCTGAACATGAAATTGTTTATGTAAATGAACAAGTTTTTGGTCAGGAAATAAAATACCCTGATTTAACAGTTACAGGTATAAGGATTAATAGTAGTAAAGAGTTTGCAAGTTTTAGTCAACTATCTGCATATTTTCAAAATGGATTAAGTATAAAAAATCTCATAGATAAAACGATAGGACCAAGTAATTTATTTCCTGATATTGCTTATGCCTTGTTAACTGATCCATTGATAGGTGCTGGAGATTTGATTGGTGTCAGATCTGTTGATGAAGAAAGAATGGAAACAGCTTCAAATTTTTGTAAAGCAAATAAGTTATTTTGGGATGGTGTAATAGTTGATGAAAAGAACTTAAGAGAGTTTATATTTCAAAATGCACAATACTGTTTATTAGATTTCACAATATTAGGAGGTAGATTTTCTTTATATCCTTCTGTACCTTTTGATGAAAAGTCATTTCTTATAGACAGAGAACAAGAACCGAAGATAAAAGCTTTATTTACTGATGGTAATACAAAAAATTTACAGGTTAGTTTTTTAAGTGCAGAGGAAAGGCAGGATTTTAATGCTTTTGCAACTTATCGACATGAAAAATTAAATGGTTTTCCTGAAACTAAAGTTATAGGAAGAAGGCTTATTAGTACTACAGATAATGATCCAAGAGAAAATTTTGATATGTCTACTTTCTGTACAAGTGCAACACATGCACAGATATTTTTAGATTATGCATTAAAAGTCAGGAACAAGATAGATCATGGTATTACATTTGATACGACACCACAGGCTGCAATGCACCTAGCACCTGGAGATTATATAAGATTACACTCAGAAGCCACTCATAATAATCGTTTTGCAAATGGAGTGATAACGGAGGATGGTGAGATTCAATCACAAGTTAATGTGACAAATGGTACGCAAATAATGTTTTGGAAACCTGGAGATACTTCTGTTTCAGATGTTGTTGAAATACAAGTAACAAATGGCAAGGCTGCCTCAGCATTTAGAGGTTCTGTTTTTACCGTTCCAGATAATTCAGTATCAGATCGTGTTTATAAGATAGAATCTATATCTTACGCAGAAGATGGTTTAATTAATATTTCTGGCAGTCATGCTCCTTTAAATGCAGATGGTAAACTTGCTGTTATAAATTATCCTGATGCTGATATTATTAGTTTAGAGTAAAAAGTTATGACAGAATTACATCCTTTTCCAAATATACAACCAACGTCTAGAAGTTATACTCCTGGATCGTATCCTCAGACAGAGTTTGTTGCACAGAATGGTGCTAAAAGTGTTATCAGATATGGAAATAAAAAAACAGATGCAAAATTAACATTAGGTTTTTCTAATATTACAGATTCACAGGCAAATGAAATCTTAGATCTATATGAGACCGTAAACAGTGTGTATGATTATATTGGTTTTGGTTTAACAAACGGATTTGCAGGTATTAAAGATAATGATTTAATTCTTAAAGTAAATGAAGCTGATCCCTCTGGAGTTAAGTTAAGATACAGATTTGATGGTCCTCCTACGGTAACAAGTGTTTTACCTGGCATTTCTAATGTGCAATGTAAATTTGTCGCATGCCTTGATGGGGATTAGAATGAATTTAAAATTGATTTAAAAAGATGGCAAAGTATTACTCAGGACAAGACGGTAAGTTATTTGTCGATTCAGAAGGTTTTAATTTTAATAGTACTGAAAATGGTGGCCCTAACCCTGTAGCAAAGGTTAGGTCATGGTCTTTTACTTTAAATACGGCAGTATTAGAAACAGTTTCTTTAGGCGATTTTGATCGAACAATAATACCTGGAATATCAAGTGTTACAGGTTCTTGTAGTATATATTATTACGCAGAAAGTACAAGTGCAAGTCACAATGCTAATGGATCTAATAAATTATTATCAACAAAAATAATAGATGCAATTTTACCTAGACCAAATCAGAGTAATACACCTTCGACTTCAGAAAGACCTAAAGTTAAATTTAGATTACAGGTAGATTCTAAACATTATATAGATCTTAATGCAGTTATAACCTCTTATACTATGCAAAACTCTGTAGGAGAAATAATGTCAGCAGAGGTAAATTTTGAAGGAGATGGTATTCCAACCGAAAGTACATACTAATGCCTATATATTTTGGATCTACAGGTTTTATAGAGCTAAAACGTGATGCTTTAAATTCAGATTTAGAGACATCATTAGATCCTGCTGATGTTAATACGACAAGGAAAAGATTTTCGGTAGACAAAGCATCGGGTTCATTAATAACAGGAGATCAGATAGAAATAGAGACAGTAGATAAAACTAATTTAGAATTATTATCTGGGCATAGTTTTCCTGATCTTCGTAAATATATTCATATAGATGATATGGGAGGTATCAAGTTATATGACACCTTCGCTGCTG